CACCTGCGAGCTGATACACCAATTCAATCCATTATTGACATGGTCAGTGAAGCAAATTCCCGAAATGAATGTGCGGGGGTAACTGGTGTTTTACTTTTCAATGGGATTCATTTCTTACAGCTCCTGGAAGGCGATGAAGCAGCTGTAATGCAAATCTATGAAAAGATTTGCCTAGATAAACTGCACTTTAACATTGTCGAACTTTTGAACGATCATGCACCCTACCGTCGGTTTGGCCGCTCCGGCATGGAATTAATTGACATAAGACTATTCAGTAATGATGAATGCCTGGACAAGGTTCTTCAACGTGGAACAACTCAACATAGATTGCTCTACAACGACAGAGCTTTAAGATTTTTTCGTACATTTATTGATTCAATTGAGACAGAAAACTATTATGAATTGCCTGATGGTTTTAACTGGCATTTCACATCCGAAAAGATTGAGATTAATGCGCAAAATTTCAATCCGCAAAACAATATTCAAGCAGTAATAGATCCTCTTGCAGGTCAAATCCACTCATTTGTATTTAGCTTGAACTACAAATATATCCCCCCAGATATCAATGAGTTAAATTATGACCTGGAATCTAAATTTGAATTATTAAAATCAGCAGGCAAGTTCATAAGCGCAACTCAAAGGGTGTCCGTGTCACTATTACCATTGACCTTAACGAAGGTGCCTGATGCAATTAACATTTTACTTGATTATATTAAAGTAAGCTGCATTCATCCGGAGCAGGTTATTGTAGAGTTTTCTGAGAGTGAGATCATTCCAGAGCTTGATGAATTTGCAGATGCTGTTCGGAAACTAAAAAGTAGCGGTTTAACGGTTGCTGTCAAGGATTTTGGTGTAGGCAATGCAGGATTGATGCTTCTCACGAAATTTCAACCTGAAAAGCTCAAAATTCATCCTCAGCTAATTCATAACATACATAAGGATGGCTCGAAGCAAGCAATTCTCCAAAGTCTGATTCGATGTTGCGAGCTTTTAGAAATAAGAATTTGCGCAACTGGCATCGAACTTCCAGAAGAATGGATGTGGCTTGAGTCGGCTGGTATTTTCTGCTTCCAAGGAAGTCTTTTTTCAACTTACAATGAGCAGGGAAACTTGACAATTCATTGGCCGGAGCCAAATGTGTAATCAATACTTATTTTAACCACCTAGTTGAAAACTCAGAATGTAGATTTCATAAAGAGATTAGAGTTCCTGCTCTACAAACTTATCCACTGATTCTGTGGATAAGTTATGTACAAAAAACTCAAAATCACTCTTAGCATAAATGTCATCCCTGACGATTTCTCCGGCCGGTAAACGGTTTAGGCCTACCGATGAGGTTGCTTCATCGTAATTACTGGCCAGAGCCGAGTAACGTCCTTCAATGCCAAATCTAGTCTTCGTTTAGGCCCACAAGGGTCTTTAGATATGGTACACGTGACTCATCATCTCGATTAAGTGTCTTGAACCTCATCAGCCATATCCTAGCCTCTGAAAGCTGGTTTAATCTACGGCCATCGTCTACTTCATGAGTCATTTGTTCCAACATGCTAATAAGAGAGGTTATATTAATCTCTTTCTTCACAAGAGCAAGTCTTAGTGCCGCCTCACCAATGATGGCGTAGCCTTTTACGTCGTCTTGAAATAACACAGTTATGCCTCCTTGGTTCGATTTTGATAACCTCATCACTAATTATAGATGATTGGATTATTTTTATTAGAAATTAGTCAAAATCCTATTTTTAAATGTATAACGACAATCCAATCGGAATTTAAACTAACTGGAACCTATCTTAAAGCGCCAGCTAAATGAAGGGTGGTTTAACATGAATTTCCCTTATTGCATGGGCTTTTGAATATTGTATGGGCTTTTGAACTTCACACACAAAAATGATATACTGTAAATGCACAAACTATCAGGAGGCGCTTTGATAAAACATGAACCGTATAGCACTGATGAACTTAATGAGCTTTTAGGTAATATTGTCACGGAACTTCTAGAAAGAAATAACTCCATTACTATAAACTATTTAATTGAAGCAATTTATCAAATCAGCCAAAAATCTGAGGACGAAAAAATCATTGTGCGTTGTAATGAATTACTGTTTAAACTTAACAATTTGCTGCATTAAAAATTCAAACATTATTAATTTAAGTAGACAATTCATTAGCTCAATGTTGTTGAATTAAATCTAATGGCAGAAAACTGCCATTAACTTATAATCATAACTTAGTTAAAGTTATGATTATATCTCTGCGATTATAGCCGCAGAACTGACTAAGATTGCTAGACACGCTTCTCGAACCTTTCAATGCGCTTCCATGTATCTCATTTAAAATTATCTCATTTACAGAGTAAATATTTAAGAATGTGGATACGTAATATAATCCTTTTACGACTTCAGCCTGCTCTAAACCAATAGCATAAAGTACTAAAGCATTAGCTATTGCTTTAGCTTCCTCAAGCGAATTGATTACTATCCTTTCGTCGTTCACTAACCTAACTCCATCGTTTCATTAACCCATAAAATATAGTCCTCTTTTGCAAGATTGTTAGTACACAGTAGGAAATTAACTTCGAATTAGTTCCTCAGGCGTCTTTCATTGGCGCGCACACCTCAGTTTTAGCGCGTGAATTTCAGCGTCTGCTGCATCCTCCTCTTATAATCCCTCTACGGTAAGCATGGTTTTCACCTTATCTACATGCGTGCCGCCAGCGGTAACCGTGAGCACTGGCTGATCGGTGCGCTGTCCGACTCGGTAGGTACCACGCAGTTTCATCTAGTTTGAAGTTCCATAATCTCACTCTGAGAGCGGTCATACAAAGCGTGTTCAAAAAATATCCATAAAAATAATTACAGCCGGAACTAAATAAGATAATGTACTGACTCAACCCACCCGGCCGGAGGGGACATCCCCAACATCCAGTTTAAGTGCCAGGTTTGTTCGAACAAAAAGTTTCTTTTCACGACTTTTAGTTCAAACTCAAACCAACCTCATGGTGCGATTTGTTCCATCTGTGGGACACAACTCACCGCTATATCTTGCATACCTAAACCGCAACGGAGACGGTGGATCAAGAAGGTTGTTTAGAAGGGGTCCTCGTATGAGGCCCCTGTTGTTGTACCCATTTCATGTTCGCGCACTCCCGATAATTTTGTGGATTTGAGAGCCCTGCCAGTTCTAGCGGCAAACTTCGGCGATGCCGGGTTTCTTGCGCGCCAAAGAGATTGGTTTACTGCGTGTTTCTTCCCTGGCTGCATGACGTAGACCGGGTGTCTGCGCTGACCGATGTTGTTCACCGCGCTGGCCGCAACAAGATGCTCCAGCAGTCGACAAGCCTTTTTACTGTCGCAGCCCAGCAGGTTTCGTACCTGACGTGGAGTTATCTCCCTGCTGCGCTGGATAGCGTGGATAATCGTCCAGAGGTTTTTGATGACCATACTCATACCCTCCCACCAGCTTTCATGTGCTCGTACTTGGCTTTGAGAAGTTCTGCAGGCGTAGGTCCTTTTAGCGCAGCTGGTGCTGTTATTGCCCGAAGAACAGGCGGAATCGGCTTCCCGGCCAGCACCCGCTTTTCCCACATATCCAAGATGTCGCTGGCTTCACGCTCAAGCTCTTTCTGGCTCAACTGCCCATCAGTTCCGCGGCGCCGCAGCTCGAGGCAGATGTGATAGAAAATGGATTTAGGCCACGGATACTGCTCACTGCTTGGATACCGGAACACGAGCTTGCGCCACTTCCAGTATTCAGCCATCACGTCTGCGGTGGTGATCCCCAGCACACAATGCCCTTCCCTGCACCACTTGATGAACTGGCCTGGCGACGGTAAGAATGGACGATCCTGGCGACGCACCATGCGCATACCAGCTTCAACTTGATCCAGGGTGGTTATCCCGTTTTCTTTAAATGCCAGCACCCATTGCCGGCGGATCTCGTTCACGTCTTCCTGACTGCGATTAACCAGGCTTGCCGGAAACGCGGCCGCCAACTGTACGAATAACCCGTTAATAATCTGCGCCACCTGCTGCGTTTGTTCGCGTTCGGTGTACTGCTCAGGCATGTTGTGTGCCACACGGCGTGCCTGTTCCCGGTCAAAATCGCGAATACTCTCGGCAAGATTTTTCATTCCAGCACCCCGTCAATCCAGTCGGTGTTATGCAGGTTGATACTGCTCCGGGAAGGTTTTGCCGTTCCGGTTGCACGCAGCCGCTTTGTAGTGAGCTGATCCCACTGCTTGCGCAGACTAGAAGGGCTCAGGATGTTGTCTTTCCAGAACTCGTCCCGGTTGGCCCACTGGAACAGGTCACAGATTTCGTAGTGAGTGCGCTTGTCCTGGACACGCATCAGCCTGATGGTGTTTGCCCATTCAGCCCAGTTGGGTTCGGATAGCGATGCGTTGACGGTGAGAAGCCTGTCGTAAATCCAGCGTGCGGCCTTGAGGTCGTCAGCGGATCCCCATGATTTACCTGCCGGGGTGTATATCCCGGCGGTAGCTTCTGGATGGCGTGAGAGAAACTTTTGAGTCTTCTGGTTTCGGGATTCGTCAGAATTCCGAGACGAGGATCTTTTAATATTGTTCTTGTTATAGTCTTGGGTGTCTACCGTTTCCGGGAAGGTTTTTCCCGTTTTCGGTAACACTTTTCCCGATTTCGGGAAGGTTTTTCCCGTTTTCGGCTTGTCTAAAATCCAGGCGGAAAGGTCAGTATTTATACCGACCGTTTTCATCACGCCCTGCTTCTGACTGAAGATAATTTTGCGTTCTGCGAGTGATTTGAGCGCATCAGAAACGTGGGAATCACTCAGCCCAGTAAGCTCGGCGATCACCGTGTTCGTAACGCGGTCCTGTTTGACAGGTCGGCCATACGACCTCCCGGTTGTTCGGTTCTGTGGGGGAAATTGATAATTTCAGCTGTGTTTGACATACTTAGCTCCGCAATTACACTCCGTTTTTGCACCTGAAAGTCGGTTCTGTTAGCGCAGACCGGCTTTCGCCTTTTCTGAAGTCTTCACATTGCCCCCAGCATGGTTGTGACCATCGCCAGTAAAGGCGCCGTTAGGTCAGGGTCGACTCTGAACATTTCGAAAATCCCCTCTCCTAACTCCTTCAGTTTTTCCTTCTTCGGTGCATCGAGCATCAGGGCTTGCTTCGCCTCACTGACTTCTTTTTCTAATCTGGCCATGCGATACGCAAATGAGTCGTTCTTTACGACGCGGTCGCGGTATCGAATCGGTAATACAGACATGATTGCGGGGACCAGCTGTTCGACGTTCTTTCGGTACGATGCGGAGTCTTCTTTGTTGTCGAGCCAGCGGAACAGCTTCACGTTCCACACATCGGCCTGGCCTGAGAAATCCACACCATCAAGTTGAAGTTCTTCCCCCGCTTCTTGGATTTGAAGCGCAACAGCTATGCGCCCTTCTGCCGCTGCCCAAGCTCGTACCGCTGAGCAGATATCTCGATGATCGATATCCTTCACTGCCGATTCGCTTTGATGACACTGGAATATCAGTGAATTAGAAGAAGCTCTGCTACTCTGTTGAAATGAAACAGTTTGCATTGTTAAGGCTCCTGTTTGGGTAAACCATCAGTTGGGTTTGGGTAGAGATCTGGGCGCAGTTCATGGGGTGTTACACCTGTAGCCTCAAATACTGGAAACACTCGCTTGGCGGGAATGCCTTTGCGGCGCCAAAGTGAAACAGCCATTTTTGAAACACCGATCAAAGTACCAAGCGCGCTGGCGGAACCTGTTCGGAGAATTGCATTTTCAATACCAGTCATAGGACCTCCTTGAGTGAGCAAAGTAAAGCACCAATTTACCATGGAGTCAATGAATGACTGTCTATCTACCGGTAAAGCAATTGTTTACAATCCATGCATGAATAAAAAAGATCCTAACCAGAGCCTTATTTCTAGGCTGACTGAACTGAACGGTAAAGGTTTCTCAAAAACAGAGATGGCCAAGGTTGCTAATGTCAGTAAGCAGGCGGTAACCGGGTGGTTCAGAACGGGTAAAATCAGCAAAGAGTCAGCATTGGCTGTTGCTGACGCTGCTGGCGTATCAGTGCCATGGTTATTAGGTGAGGATGTCGGAGAGAAAGACGGACTCAAGCCTGACGAACAGCGCCTGCTGGAGCTTTATCGCCAACTGCCGGAAGAAGAGCAGCAAAACATGATTCGCATCTTCGCGCTACGCCTGAAGGAGCTTGATGAATTATATGAAAAATACATGAGTAGACGAATTAAGGGCGACACTGAGGAGTAAGAATCTGGTGCAAACAACGAGGGACACGATTGAAAACTAGCCTGTTTTTAATTACTATCGCCGTTCTTTGCTTCATCTTCCTTTTCATCTGGATCGTACTGATTGGTCCCGTAAATGGCCAAGAAAAGACTTACTTTAAGGACTCAACAACTTTTGCGATCATCGTTATGGCAGTGCTATTTATAGCATTCGTAATGGTTACAGTAACGGTTCTGTTGTGAAGCGAAATAGTTAGTTTTTTGAGTTCTTCGCAACTTCCCCTGTTACGAGATTCGCCTAAAAAAGCTGTATGAGAGGTACATGGAGAGTGAATCCGTTCTGTACGCGCGGAGCTATTTAAGTAGCTGACAAAAAAATGATGTGGACACCAATAAGATAAACCATATTCCTGCATCAAATCATTAAGATACTATTGAGTTTGCCAACAAATTAATATTAGAGTCCTGACCCTTATCTCATGGCTCGGCCCCCGCGCCGGGTTTGTTATACCCTCCCCCCAACTCCTACCACGAACTCTCCAATCCCGTCCTTTACGTCGGGATTTTTTTGTCTTCCATCACGCAATTTCATACTCCAAATAACCAAGGTAAAGCAATGATGTACTTTATAGTCTTCTTATGCTTGACCTAACTGTAAAGTAGTGATTTACTAATATCACCAAGACGCACCACGAACCATCTAGGCATGGAGCCCACGAAGTAGCCGCCGACGGCATACGAACAGTCGGATGAGGTGGAGAGATTAACGCGCATCAGGTGTAAACGTTCCGCTGGCCGGCGATAAGGCAAACGAGGGTGAGGATGATTGATTTCGCACGCAAACCAGGACGGCAGCAGGCCGTAAAGCTGAACTTCTTCGAGGTGATTATTCGCCGCCTGTGCTACCTGCTGGCGCAAAAGGGGGATCCAGATGTGTAACTCAAAGAAATGCGGGTACTGCGGCAAGCCGGTTGAACCGGAGAAAGTAGTCAAAAGTACCCTTCTCTATCGCAACGGCGCACAGCTGGCGCGCAAAGAAAAAGAATACTGCTCTGAACGTTGTGCTTCGTACGACCAGATGGCCCACGAGGCATAACGTAAAAGCCGCGCAAGGCGGCCCGTACGTCCGGTGCTCCCGACCAAAGTTACACCGGAAAACTACTTAAAAAACCAAAGTTCACCCAATGGGCGCTATCTCTGGCCCGGGGATCTTACATCCAAAAAAGAGGATCTCACATGGAATTTTTCTATGTAGTTAAGGCTACGCAGAAATCTGGCAAAGAAGACGCAGTGATTTGGTTCACTGCTAAATCAGAAGCCCGTGCAAACCTGCAGCTCGATGTTGAGTTAGAAGATGCTGGTATTGAAACCGGCCGCGGTAAGGATTACACCAAGCCGGTTCGCACCGATTTCCCTGTTTACAACGATCTGCCTGAAGAAAGCACAGTGGATTACACCTGGTGCAAACGCTACGAACTCCAGGACGATGGACGCACCTGGCTACCAAAGGCTGGTGCTGAGTCTTCTGGGGCCCTGGACAACTCTGCCTCACCGGAAACGACCGTTAAAGTCGGAACTATGGTCGAGAGTGTCCCGCTTGAAAACCGCACTCCAGCGGTCCGCTATGCCATCCATTTGACCAGCGACAAATACCAGTCACACATCACTAAAGAGCAGCAGTTGGCTGCCAGCGAAATGTCACTGGATGAAGGCAACACTTATCTCCAGAACCTGCTGCTGGCGAAGAACGACATCCCTGAAATTGCCGAGCTCAGCCTGAACGCTGAGTGGAAACTCGTTCAGGCGATAAAGCAGGTCTTCGCGCCAGATGAAGCGCACGAAACTGAAATTATCGCTGCATTCATGGCTGACTGGGCGAGAGCAGATGCCGGCGACCGCAATCAGTTAGTTGAAGAGTGGAGAAGCGGAAAGCTTGCTCTTCTCAAATCAGAAAGCACCAGCGACGCCGACGTTACAACTGGTCATGATCTCAAACCTGATAACGGTATCCAGATTGACGAGAATGATGACGAAGCCACACGTTATCCAGTCGTTCGTATGCCCTTCCGCAAGCAGCTACTCGCCCAGTTCACCGCCGACGAACTGCGCCACCACTTAACTCGCGAAGAATACGAAGTTATCTGCGCGCTGGAAATGGACACTGACAACAGCTATGTCCAGAACCTGCTGCTGGCGGCAGAAAACTGCGAAGAGGTTAAGGGTTACGATACCAAAGACCTGTGGCGCTATACCGTCGCCATTCGCAAGGTGTTCAGCCAGGAGAAGCGCCACGAACTCGCTTTGGTTCTCCGTTTTACCCGAATCTGGGCGGCGACTGATTATATTGACCGCGGCATTCTCGTTCGCGAATGGGCAGCCAGTAACCGCATTAGTAATGTTCATCGCACCGATTCTGGTACCAATGCCGACGGTGGCTATGTAACGGATCGCGGCGAAGGCGCGCACCACACTCTGGACACTCTCGATCTTGAAATCGCATGTGCCCTACTGCCTATGGACTTCCATCACTTCGAAATTCCTTCGAGCGTGTTACGACGTGCCAAAGAAATCGTGGCTAAGAAAGAAGAGCCATGGAAGTCATGGAGCGCAATCTTACGCAATCAACCAGGCGTACTGGCGGTGAACCGTGCGGCAATCTTCAATCTGATCCGCATCGCGCCAGAGAACATTCATCACACGCCAGCGGCTCATCTTGAATTTGTGAACAAAACCATGACGGCTGAGTTTAACTCTGCTGTGGAGTTACTGCCGCTGTCTACTACAGCTGTTGAGACCGAAGCTCCAGTTGCACAACCGCAGGTTGAAAATCTCGGTAGCGGCGTGTTCTCCATCGATGGCCTGGTGGATGGAAATACCGAACCGGTCGTCAATACCTCCTCAAATGAAGTCGAAAAAACGGAAAACACAGCGGAGACCACCAGCGATGTGCAGATGGAAACGGCTAAGCCAGAGAAAGACGAAGATGTTGGTTCGGTACCACCGGGCGAAAGCACTGATGCAGCTAATTCGCAGACAGATTCCGTAGAAGCAGACCAGTTGCAGGAAACAACAATTGACGTTCAGGAATCGAACCCAGAAGTGGAGTTCCCTGCAGACTTCGAACCTGGCCGATACGAAGGCCTACCGAATGACGTTTATCACGCTGCGAACGGCATTAGCTCAACCCAGGTGAAAGATGCCCGCGTCAGCCTGATGTACTTTAACGCGCGCCATGTGGCTAAAACCATCCCGCGAACAGCATCCAAAGTGCTGGATATGGGAAATCTGGTGCACGCTCTTGCACTGCAGCCGGAAAACCTCGAAGCAGAGTTCAGCGTAGAACCTGAGATCCCGGAGAGTGCTTTCACCACCACCGCAACCCTGCGCGAGTTCATCGACGGGTACAACGCCAGCCTGCCGGCACTGCTGAGCGCTGACGAGATTAAAGCGTTGCTTGAAGAACACAACGCAGCCCTTCCCGCTCCAGTGCCGCTTGGCGCGAGCCTGGAAGAAACGGCTCAAAGCTATATGGCTCTCCCTGCTGAGTACCAGCGTATTGAAGAAGGCCAGAAGCAAACGGCAACGGCAATGAAAGCGTGCATCAAAGAATACAACGCCACTCTGCAGACGCCGGTTAAAACCAGCGGCAGCCGTGATGCGCTACTCGAGCAATTAGCGATCATTAATCCTGATCTGGTCGCACAGGAAGCGCAGAAACCGACGCCGCTGAAAGTCTCCGGCAGCAAAGCAGACATGATCCAAGCAGTTAAGTCGGTTAAGGCCGATGCCATATTCGCCGACGAACTGCTGGATGCCTGGCGCGACAACCCTGGCGAAAAGATTCTGGTTACCCGCCAGCAGCTGGCCACAGCGCGGGCAATTCAGTCCGCACTACTGGCGCACCCGACCGCGGGCATGCTGCTGACACATCCAAGCCGCGCCGTTGAAGTGAGTTACTTCGGCTTTGACGACGAAACAGGTTTAGAAGTGCGTGTACGTCCGGACCTAGAGATTGAACTGGATGGCGTGCGTATCGGTGCTGACCTGAAAACCATCAGCATGTGGAATGTGAAGCAAGAAAGCCTTCGCGCCAGGCTGCACAGGGAAATCATAGACCGTGACTATCACCTCAGCGCGGCAATGTATTGCGAGACCGCGGCGCTGGACCAGTTCTTCTGGATTTTCGTTAACAAAGACGAGAACTACCACTGGATCGCCATCATTGAGGCATCCACCGAACTGCTGGAACTGGGCATGCTTGAGTACCGCAAAACAATGCGCGCCATCGCAACCGGATTCGACACGGGCGAATGGCCAGCGCCGATCACTTCCGATTACACCGATGAACTGAACGACTTCGACCTGCGCCGCCTCGAAGCGCTGCGCGCTCAGGCTTAAGGGGGATTTATGCATAACACTAACGTTACCGTTGCTGATCAGAACACCGTTATTAACTCCAACGTGGCTTTGTTCGATTCCCAGTATCTGAACGCCATCAGCACGTTCGCGCAGATCATGGCGCAGGGCACCGCGACTGTTCCTAAACATCTGCAGGGCAACCAGGCCGACTGCATGGCTGTAGCGATGCAAGCGGCACAGTGGCAAATGAATCCCTTTGCTGTGGCCCAAAAGACGCACCTGATTAACGGTGTGCTCGGGTATGAAGCGCAGCTGGTTAATGCTGTCATTTCACGCAGCGGCGTACTGGCCAGCCGCTTTGAATATGAATGGTACGGGCCATGGGAAAAAGTCGTTGGAAAATTTCATATCCGTAAAGGCGACAAAGGCGAGTACCGCGTCCCGGGCTGGACCATGGCTGACGAAGCCGGGATCGGCATCATTATCCGCGCAACGCTTAAAGGTGAAGATCAGCCGAGAGAACTTGATTTACTGCTGGCTCAGGCCCGAACCCGAAACTCTACCCTGTGGGCTGACGATCCACGCCAGCAGCTGGCGTACCTGGCCGTCAAACGCTGGGCGAGACTGTTCTGCCCGGATGTGATTCTGGGCGTCTATACCCCGGATGAACTCGATGATCGCCGTGAAGAACGAGAGGTAAATCCCGCACCGGCGCAGCACGTTAGCCTTGCTGATATTTCAGGTGACAACGTCACTACGACTCAGACGGCTCAGGAATCACCTCAAAACATCGATGCACTTGCAGATGATTTCCGTGATCGCATCGAGGCGGCTCAGGATGTTGATAGTGCTAAAGCTCTGCGCGCAGATATTGAAACCGTGAAGGCAACCCTGGGTTCTGCCCTGTTCACTGAGCTGAAAAACAAGGCCGTGAAACGTTACTACCTGGTTGATGCGCGGAACAAAGTCGAAGCAGCCATCAATTCCTTGCCAGCTTCAGATGAGCCGGATGCAGCTGCGCGGTTCGCAGAAGTAGAGCGCGTTCTTACAGCGTCGAAACGCCATTTGGGCGACGAACTGCATGGTCAGTTCAGCATCACCCTGGCGGATATGAAACCGGAATACATGGACTAACGAGATCGGGAGGGGAAACCCTCCCGCAAGGAGAAGAAATGCGACTGATTAATCGAGGCAGTAAGCAATCCCCTTTGGCTCGCCAGGCATGTGAAATAGCACTCGCAGCCCACCAGCAAAGATACGGTGACTATGGGCGCAGCAAGATGAAAGAGACTTATACGGTGAGAGTGGAAGGCGTGAAGGTCTGGGTTGAAGTGGTCAACTGCAAGGCAAGCTACGTGGCCACAGCAATGACCGGTATGCGCCGACTGCGTTCCCTGCCCGGCCAGGCAAACTGAAACTGAAATATCAACGACTACAGACCGGCATATCTATACTCATGCCGGTTACCTGAGGTGAACCATGTCGCAGGTAATTTTTAACGAAGAATGGGTTGTTGGCGCAAGACTCACAGAAAAAACAGGCCTGACCGAACGACAGATTGAGAAGTATCGTCAGGGCTGTTGGGTGGAAGGTGTCCATTTTAAACGGGTATCCCCATCTGGAGAAAAAACCTTGCGTGGCACAACCTGGTACAACTATCCGAGAATTAATCAGTTAATAAGGGATGCGTAAGATGGCAGCTTTGCCTACAGGTGTCGAAATCAGAAACAATAAGATTTGTATCTGGTTTATGTACCGGGGAAAGCGTTGCCGCGAAATTCTCAAAGGTTGGATTAACACCCCGGCGAACATCAAAAAAGCCGGGAATCTTCGGGCTGTGATCGTTAGTGAGATCAACCTTGGAGAGTTTGATTACCACCAGCGCTTTCCTTCATCGTCCAGAGCAAAAAAAACCGTAACCACTGTTTCAGTTCAAACCTTTTCAGAGCTGTGTGAACTGTGGACGAGCATTAAAGAAACCGAAATTAGCGCGAATACCATGCGTAAGACTCGCTCACAACTCGGTACGTTAATGCACATCATTAACGGAGATACGCCTGTTTCAACTATACGCCACAGCGACATTCTTAAATACAGGAAGGAGCTGTTGAACGGTGAGACACTTTACCTGGCAAATCCCAGAAGTAACAAACAGGGACGCACTGTGCGTACCGTGAACAACTATATATCGCTTCTGTGCTCCCTTCTTCGGTTTGCACACAAATCTGGCTTTATCAGTGGCAAACCCTTTGAAGGGATCAAGAAACTACACAAAGGGAAAGTAAAACCGGACCCTTTAACGAAGCAGGAGTTTAGTTTGCTTGCGGCATCAGAGCGTGGCCAAAGTCTCAATATGTGGACGTTCGCAGTTTATACTGGTGTCCGTCATGGAGAGCTCGCAGCTCTTGCCTGGGAAGATATCGACTGGGAAAAAGGTACGGCTCATATACAGCGCAATCTTAATGCGTTGGGCATGTTCGGCCCACCACACGCTGAAAAATTTTTGCCCCTATTATGCCCCTATTGGCTCCGAAGGTAGTAATAAATGCAAGAAAATCAATCAAATACAAAGAAAGATCAGTACAACCTGAACAAACTGCAGAAGCGACTGCGCCGTAACGTGGGCGAAGCCATTGCAGACTTCAACATGATTGAAGAAGGCGACCGCATCATGGTCTGCCTGTCGGGCGGTAAAGACAGCTATACCATGCTGGAGATCCTGCGCAATCTTCAGCAAAGCGCGCCGGTGAACTTTTCCCTGGTGGCGGTCAACCTTGACCAAAAACAGCCAGGCTTCCCGGAGCACATTCTGCCAGCATATCTGGAGAACCTCGGTGTCGAGTATAAAATCGTAGAAGAAAACACCTACGGTATCGTCAAAGAGAAGATCCCTGAGGGGAAAACCACCTGCTCGCTCTGCTCTCGTCTGCGTCGCGGTATTTTGTACCGCACGGCAACGGAGCTGGGTGCGACCAAAATCGCGCTGGGGCATCACCGCGACGATATTCTGCAGACGCTGTTCCTGAACATGTTCTACGGCGGCAAAATGAAGGGCATGCCTCCTAAGCTGATGAGCGATGACGGCAAGCATATCGTGATCCGTCCGCTGGCCTACTGCCGTGAAAAAGATATCGAGCGTTTTTCACAGGCCAAAGCATTCCCGATCATTCCATGTAACCTCTGCGGCTCTCAGCCAAACCTGCAGCGTCAGGTGATTGGCGACATGCTGCGCGACTGGGACAAGCGTTACCCTGGCCGTATCGAAACCATGTTCAGCGCTATGCAGAACGTGGTCCCTTCCCATCTGGCCGATACTGAACTGTTCGATTTCAAAGGCATCAACCATGATTCTGACGTGGTGGATGGCGGCGATCTGGCATTTGACCGTGAAGAGATCCCGATGCAGCCAGCAGGCTGGCAGCCGGAAGAAGACGATACGCAGTTCGATGAGCTACGCCTGAATGTGGTGGAAGTGAAATAATGCATGAGCGTCTCAGAAAGGGTTTCTGAGACGCTGTTAAGTGTTACTTCAGCAAGCGAACGCGACAGGTTTTTCCTTTAATTTTACCGCCCTGCAACTGCTTCCATGCTTTATGCGCCACCGACTGACGCACGGCCACATAGACGTGTGCCGGATGAACCACGATCTTCCCGATATCCGCCCCGTCAAGACCCATCTCGCCCGTCAACGCGCCCAGTACATCGCCCGGACGCATTTTGGCTTTTTTACCGCCATCAATGCAGAGCGTCGCCATTTCAGCGTCAAGAGGAACAATGCTGACGCTGGTAGGCGCGTTCACCCAGTTGAGCTTAAGCTGCAGCATTTCAGACAGAATATTGGCGCGCTGAGCCTCTTCCGGCGCACAGAAGCTGATGGCCAGGCCGCTATTGCCGGCGCGGGCAGTACGTCCGATACGGTGAACGTGCACTTCCGGATCCCATGCCAGCTCGAAGTTGACGACCAGCTCTAACGATTTAATGTCCAGACCGCGTGCCGCCACGTCGGTCGCCACCAGCACGCGGGCGCTGCCGTTAGCAAAACGGACCAGCGTCTGGTCACGATCGCGCTGTTCGAGATCGCCGTGCAGGGACAACGCGCTCTGTCCGGCGGCGTTAAGGGCATCACACACCGACTGGCAATCTTTTTTGGTGTTGCAGAACACCACGCAGGACGCAGGCTTATGCTGGCTCAGCACTTTCTGCAGTAAGGCAATTTTGCCCTTCTGGGAAACTTCAAAGAACTGTTGTTCAATGGCGGGTAGCGCGTCAACGGTATCAATTTCGATGGTGAGCGGCGCGTTCTGCACACGACCGCTGATGGCCGCGATGGCCTCTGGCCAGGTTGCCGAGAATAACAGGGTCTGACGATCCGCCGGGGCGAAGCGGATCACCTCATCGATGGCATCGCTAAAGCCCATATCCAGCATACGGTCCGCTTCGTCCATGACCAGCGTTTGTAGCGCATCAAGTGAAACGGTGCCTTTTTGCAAATGATCGAGAAGACGTCCCGGCGTTGCCACGATGATGTGCGGCGCATGCTGCAAGGAGTCACGCTGCGCACCAAAAGGTTGTCCGCCGCATAAGGTCAGGATTTTGGTGTTCGGCAGGAAGCGCGCCAGGCGACGCAGTTCACCGGCGACCTGATCCGCCAGCTCACGCGTGGGACACAGTACCAGAGACTGCGTCTGGAATAGCCCGGCGTCGATACGCTGTAACAGCCCCAGACCGAATGCAGCCGTTTTCCCACTGCCGGTTTTGGCCTGCACACGCACGTCACGGCCTTCAAGAATAGCAGGCAATGCCGCAGCCTGGACTGGGGTCATGGTGAGATAGCCCAACTCATTAAGGTTCTCGAGTTGGGCGGCAGGCAGAAC